GGACTGAACAGGAGGAACGCCTGCGAGACTTCCTTGACGTAGTTGTCGCGGATGTTGCTCGCCACTTGCAGAGCCTGGAAGTTGCCAGCCGTGACCGTAGCCACGTCGCCTTCGCGACCGGGGAGGGCATCGCCGTTGCGGGACTGGTTCAAGTCCTCGGGGCTCATCTGCCCGGTCGGGTTGACCAGGAAGCGAATCTCCGAGTTCAGGACCGCGCCGTCAACGACGGACTCGGACATGGTGGACAGGGCCTCGAAGGCACCGTTGTAGTCCTCGACCAGACCCGTACCGTAGTCAGCCTCGTCGGCCAGATCCCATGCGATGGGGTAGTACGGGAAGTCGTCGAAGGTCCACTTGGATGCGAACTTCTCGCCCAGTTCCTCGGTGTCCACCCACTGGGTCATCGTGTAGCCCGTCGGGGTACGCTTGATCCAGCGGTAGTAGTCGACCTCGGTGTCGTCGTGGCGGGGCACGACCTTGGCCTTGACCTCCTCATCCAGCTGATCGAAGGGCAGGCACTCCTTGATCACGATCTCCATGACTTGGCCATGGATGTCGCGCTTCAGAGTGTAATACTTGATGGACATCACCCGGATCTGATCATCCTCCAGGTGGAGGAGGATGTTGCCGGTGATGATCAGCGAGCGGACTGCTTGGTAGAGCTTGTACCGCTGGCCGGTCTTGTCCAGTTCAGCACTGGCTTCCCGTTCGATGTTGCCCAGGGCCTTGGCGAGGACGCTCTCGTCCATCCCAGCCTCAGTCAGCTGCGCCTTGGCCTGCTTGTCCGGGCCCGCTCGGAAGAACGGACGGCTCGGACCGAACAGCGTGAGCATGAACTTGTTGGTGAGGTGGTTGACGCACTGGGCACCATTCGACTGGTAGTCGAGAGTCTGCTCCAGGTCCGTCTTACCCCAGTCCTTGGGCAACAGCACCTTGGGGATGGTGAGGCGGGCGAATCGCTCGCACTTGTCGATGAGTCCAGGCCGCTCACCGTCCAGCTTCTGCCACGCCTGCTCGGCGGTGTAGGGCATCGTCATGCTCTCTCCTTAAATCTGGACCCCGGTCAGCACACGGCCGAACGCGGAGCGTCGCTTGACTGCAACCTGCCCGCCCTGGTCCTGCTGAAGCTGGACGTCGGCGGTTTGCAGGGTGCCCTGGTTGAGCTTGGCGGCCTTCTCGGATGCGGCTTGGCGCTCCATGGTCAGGCGTTGCTGGTCGGCGACCGACTGGGCGGCCACCTGTGCGGCCCGTGCCTCGGCATCAGCGGCTTGCTTGGACGCGGCGAGTTGGGCATCGGTGTTGTGGTTGGCAGCGTCAATCTGCCCCTGCACCCCCGTGATCTTCCGTACGAACCCCATAGGGGACCTCCTTGAACAGTTGATGACCCATGACGCGGTAGCCATGGTCCTGATAGGAGGGGAGCATCATGCCGTGCTGGGTGTCACCCACAGCGATGGCACTGGCCTTGTACTTCGCAGCGAGGCCATCGAGCGAGGCGATGGCATCGTTGAGGGTTGCCTTCCTCGGCGCGATCTCGGGGAGGTCGGGCCAGCGGACCTCGTTGTCGATGCCGGGCACCCACAAGATGATCTGCTCGATCAGGTACGTGTGGGGGCTGTACCAGTCCGACCCAACGTCCACCATGATGAAGTACGCACCCACGAAGTAGGCACGCCCCTCGTGGATGGCATGGTGGACGGACAGCTCAGCTGTCATGGGGTCGGCGTACTTCATCTGCGGAGCCCGGCTTTTTCCGAGCAGGGCGATGAGGGCCTGCATGATCAGCGGGACTTCGTGAACGGTAGCCTGCCGGATCATTGGTACACCTGATCAGCAATGAAGCCAGTGCGGAGCGCTGCCAGGACATGCTGGACACCGACGAGGTACGCGGCCTCGTTCTCGGTGCCCGGCTTTCCGATTCGCGGCAGCTGGGATTCCAACTTCGCATAGACCTCGGGGGAGAGGCGGGTGATCACGATGGTCGTGACCTTGGGGGCCGGCTGGGTGGCCGGGGTGATCAGGTCACGGACCCATTGCATGAATCGCTTGAGCATCTTGCTTTCTCCTATCTTATGCGGTACCGAATCAGAAGTTGATTTGGTACCCCATAAGAACACCAACGCTTAACTGAAGAAGAACTGACTTTGCAGCACTTCGCGAATCTCCAAGCTCCCAGGTTCGGGCGGCTCAGGGATGGACGGGTAACGAGCTTTCAGGTCTGCCAACGGATCACACCCCTCGTACATCGACACGAACTCCTGACGGATAATCTCGAACAGCTTCTGGCTATTCGCGGCATGCGTACCATAATCATCATGGATCATGGCTAGATCATCTATCCCAGCGGACCGGGCGGCGGAGGCGGTGAGGTGGAGGTGAGCAGCATCCAGGCTGTGGACGAAGTTGGGAGCCATACCATTGGCATGACGACTCTTCGAGGGCACGTCAGTCTCCGCATTGATGCGGATCTTCATACCTCCTGCGATGTGGGTATGGATTCGGTGAGCAGTCTCCTCGAAGTAGGACTGTGCAGCAGGGAACCCAGACGGGCTCATCCACTGGATGATGGGCTCCGCTTCCTTAGGCAAGGTACGCAGGATGATGCCAGAGCATCGCTTGAGCCAAGCCATACACTCGACACCCTTGACCACGATGTCACCGATTGCAGGCCATGCTGCATCCATCAGCACGGTGGCTGCGGTGAAGTGATCCTTGGGGTCGAAGCGTGGACCTTCGCCACGACGCAGGGTATCCTCGATCACGTAGTCGATGGCCGACCGCTTGGTCACACCATACGGCGTGGTCATCACGGATCGCTTGACGTAGCTCCGGCTGATGCCGTGCTCCAGCCACATGAGGCGGATGCGTTCCTTCTCCGGCTCCTCGTACCGCATGTCTTGCAGACGGATCGTGGCAGCCTCGCCGACGCGGCGGTAGATATCCTCCATCGTCGCATTGGGAACGAGGTTGGTAGCCTTGCCGCCGACCTCATCCCGCAGCACAGCCGACAGGTTCTGCAACCCGTTGCAACTCCCGTCCATGGAGACGGGGATGCGGGAGACGAAGGTGCCGTCGTTGTCATAGTACCACTCGGCGTACTCGAAGCACCACGCCAGGAACTGGAACGGGTCACCGGCATCACGCCAGCCCAGGTTGTCCAGTGGTTCCTTGGCGAACGCCAGGATCTTCTCCTGGTTGTCCACCACCCACTGGTGACGCTCGGCAAGGGTGGCCTTGTCGAAGCCCCACTTGTTGGCACCCTGCACGTGGAACCAGCGGACTGCTTCCGGCGTGTCGAGGGGCAAGCCCTTGGCGAAGTGGAGCAGGGCCTTCTGCATGTCAGAGCCCTGCGGGTTGATGCCGGTCGTCATCGGGTAGAGCCGACCACGGCTGTCCGCGAAGTAGACGAAGTACAGGGCAGGGTAGCCCAGGTACATATCGGCCATGCGGGTGGTCGTGTAGAAGCGGCTGTACTTCGTGGCCCGCAGCTTCCTCTCGGTGTGCCACTCGCTGACCCGTCGCTTCCACGACACGAACTCGGCCCGCTTGTCCTCCGGCCACTGGTCCTTTGGCGTGGTCGTCGTCCAGTCGTCCGACAGCCAATGCGGCGGCGTCGGCTTCGGGATGTCCTGAAGCGTCGTCACCTCGCCAGCACCGGCGCCCTTCGCCAGCTCCCGCATCACTTCGAGCATGCGGCCATTGACGGCCCAGGCGGTCCTCTGGAGCGCGTTCACCGCGTCCAGCACCCTCGGCCCCAACCGTCCCGAATAAAGCCCGCTACGGGCCAACGGGTGGCGAACAAGGCTATTGTGGGCCCGCCGCATGGCACGGCTGTGGAAGCCGCCGTTGTTGTGGTCGGTCCAGTCCACGGGCGGCTCGATGCACGGGCCGTAGACGGGCATGCTGATCGCCACGAACGACTTCACCTCGGCGATCCGCTCCAGCAGATCGGTGCTCAACGTCACCATCTGTGGTGCGTACTTACCGCGTTCCATCCGCAGCGGCTCCATTTCCACCAGCCCCGCCCCTTCGAGCAGACCGATGAGGTAGCGACCGACCTGCTGTCGGGCGCCGATGGGCCACTCGATCAGCGTGATCTCGGCCTTGGCTGCCTGACTGCGGAACGTGTAGAGCCGGTGCTTCTCGTCCTTCGAGAGCCGACGACCGAGGTCGCGGTTCAGGGTGTGGTACAGCTCGGGGTTCTCCTCGGCGATCTGCGCCAGGACCAGTTCGCTGTGGACGGCACGACCCACCGCGTTACCCAAGGCACCGATGTCCACCTCAGCCTGGAGGCAGGCGTTGACCACGGTGCGGACAGCCAGGAAGGCTACCGCGTCCGGGTCAAGCCCTTCGAGGAGTTGGGCATGTGCCCGTCGCCGACCCGCTCGGGTCTGATCCAACTCGATCTTGATGGCCTGCGACAGGGGCAGGACAAAGTCCGAGAGGATCTCACGAGCGTACGGATTCGAGGTGGCGCGACCGCCCTCCTCGGCGTTCTGCATCATCTTCGTGGCTCGGGCAACACCGCCCGAGAACATGATCTCTTCAAACTCTGCCTGTGTCTTCATGCTTTCCTCAGTAGTCAGCCCCCGCCTTGTCGTGACGGATGCCCTTGTAACGCGGCTCGCGGAGCAGGCCGTCCTCGGTCCAGGCCATCGCCTCGACGGCGACGATCTTGCCAATCCAGGCGTCGGGGAACTTGGTGATGTGGTCGATCTCGTCCTGCTTCAGGCCGGTGGCGACGAAGCACTTCCGTCCTTCGGCCAACCGCACCAGCAGCGCCGCCGTGTTCTTGCCAGTCTTCTCGCCCTTCGCCAGCTTGACGTCGATGACTTGCAGGTCCAGCTCGACCAGCGGCTTGACCTTCACCACCTCGGCGTCGCGGCAGCGGCCCACACTGTAGGTCGCCGACAGCTTGCGGAGGATGGCACCGTCGTAGCCGCCCATGGCCTTCAGCTGGTTGGCGTAGTCCTCGACATCCTCGACCGGGAAGCTCGGGCACTGGACGAGGCCAGCAGCATAGAGCGGGCCGGACAGCTTCTTCAGCCGCTCACGGTACGGCTCGTCGCTGTGCAGCTTGCTGTCCTTGACACCCACCACATCGTACAGGACGAACAGCAGATCGGGCTGCGGGCTGTGGCGACGGAACGCGCCGCTGATCTCGGCGAACGGGGTATCGAACTTCCAGACCTCTCCGCAGTAGAACGTGTCCGCGGTCGGCAACCCGAAGGTGTCGATGAGGGCCTTGACGATGTGGTCGCAGGACTTGACGTGCTCGCCGGTGGCGGTGTACGCCTGGGCACAGCCGTCAGCTTGCAGCAGCACGACCATGTGACAGCCGTCGAACTTGGGCTGCATCACGAAGTCGCCGGTGTTGTCCAGCTGCTTCAGCGCCTTGGCGCTCATGTCCTTGCGGTCGATTGCTTTCTGGATGATGTAGCTCATTGGTAGCAGCTCTCGTGATAGGTCGGGTCGACCAGCTTGTTGATGACGTAGTAGGCCCAGCCCACCACAACGATGACGAAGATGGTGATCATGCCTTCACCTCGTACAGCTGCTTCATCTTCTTCCACTGCTCCTCGATGAGGTCTTGCAGGGCGTTGACGCTGGTGTCCTTGGTGCCGTTCTCGACCAGCCGGGCGTACAGCTCGGCGGCCACGGTGTCGGGCAAGTTGAGGTGGGCGATGCCGCGATGCACGGCCTCCTCGAAGTCGGGCTCGCCTTCTTCGATGGTGTCCCAATACTGCTTGCGGATGAAGATGGCGAGGTCAGCGGGGTGCATGTTGGTCCTTCTCGGTGGCATGCTTGGGGTTGAGGTTGGCGTGAGCTTCCGTCAGGAACTTCTGCACGCCCTGGAGTTCGTCGAACAGGTCGGTGATCTTCTGCTTCGGCGGCCGGTCGTCTTCCAGCATCTGTTGGATCTCGGCGTCCAGCAGGATCATCAGACCGGCGATGGTGTTGGCGAGGTGATGGACGCGGGTCTTCGGGTCTTCCCGCTCACCGTTCCACCACTTCATGATGTGGCGACGAGCCGCCGCGATGTACGTGCTGGCACGCACGCCAGCGACTCGCCAGTTGAATGCCCCGTACTTGGTGGCGCCCTCGTAGAACGCCATGGCGACCCAGGCAAGGGCGCCGTCGGGGATCAGGTGCAGCGGGATGCGGGTCTCGCCGACAGCCTGCTTGGGGTTGGTGTCCTTCCGGTCCACCTCCACCCCGAGAACCTTGGCCTTGGCCTTGCTGACCAGCTCGAAGTACCGGTCGTCGCAGGAACCGGACAGCATGCCCTCCAAGATCAGCGATCCGTCATGCGCTCGGACCTGGGACACCGTGGCCTCATCACCCGGGAAGATGGAGAAGCCGCTGTTGTTGCTGTACGGATGGCTGGTGCGACGCACGCGGTCGCCGATCTTGAAAGTCATGTCGTTCCTTTACGCGCTGAGGCTAGCCTTGCGCTTGCTGAGGGTGTTGGTGGTGTAGCGGGTACGGCTCCAGGCGCCGCACGCCTTGCAGTGGATGCGTTGGTACTGGCCGGAGTTGGTGCGGGAGATCCCACGCTTCTGCACGTCGGTCGACCCGCAGCAGCGGCACCGCATTTCCTCGTCCTCGTAGTAAGCGCCGAGGTTGGGGGCCTTGGAATCCCAGGGCCGCATGCGGTGGTAGACCTGCTTCATCGAGCGGACATCGTCGATGTTGTAGAGTCGCATTTCCTTTCGGGCCGCAGGGTTGCGGTCCAGGAAGGCGACCCACAGATCGAAGCCCGGGAACTTGCCGTGCTTGCGCTTCGCCACCGTGGAGAACTTGCTCGACATCCACTCCAGCTTGTTGCTGGTGAAGCCGAACTCGTTCTTCGCAGTGAGGAGCGTGTCGCTGACCTTGACCGGGCTGAAGGGCGCCATGCCCAGCAGCAGCATGCGGGCTCGGATCTTCTTCAGATCGAAGCGGACGCCGTTCTGTGCAACCACGATGTCCGCCTCGTTGAGCAGCTCCCACAGCTTTGCCAGCAGGTCGCTGTCATCGCGGAGGTCGGCCTTCTCGAAGGTGTCCATGTAGAAGAACTTGTCCTCGTGATCCCAGTTCCAGGTGAAGGAGAGGATGCTCCACTCCACCTTGATCTGGTTCAGTCCGATGTTCTGTTGCCACAGGCCCCAGTGATACGACTCCAGCGGAGCCGTTTCGATGTCGATGTGCAGGATCTTCGGCCCCACGATAGTCAACTTCTTCTTGTGGGGTGGCTTGGTCATGCGGTTCCTTTCTTGGTTGCCCTGGCCTTGCGGGCCTTGGCGTTGCGGGCCAGCCGTTTCTCCTCCTCGGTCTTGTGAGTCGGATGGATCAGGCCGGTGATGTTGGTCTGGTGCTTCGCGATGTAAGCACCAAGGCCATGGCCGAAGGCGGGGATGGACTTCAGCCCGAAGCGGGCCGCGTTGTTCTCCACCTTGCCGAGCAGTGCGTTGCAGCCGTTGTGCAGCT